ATATGAAGTAAAATACATCATTGTGTATGGTATAATATTTGAAATAATCATCATAAACAACGATATAAATGTAATTAAATTGTAGTAAAGAAATAGGAAGTAATAATTTATTTGTGAAAGTGGACGCCCACTTTGGTGTCTGATATTCATTTTAATTGCTTTTTTTGCACAACAAAAAGTTTCGTATTCAATATCAAATATTGTATTTATGATCGAAGGCATTTTTTGTTGATTACCGAATAGGTCATTGTAAATTGTTATATCTGTTTACAAATTATTTCAATTTAATACATTGGGTGTATCTACCTTACTTGATTTCTCACACTTAAATGAGTGGTGTCAGGAGAGGGCAGATAAATAGCTATACATATGACAAGTTCTGATGGTAAAAAAAAGCCATCTTTGTCAGTGATTGAACCCCATTATATGGATAATATAATACTTTTTTGCGGGAGAATACAAATTAATGCTAATTCATATGTCACTTACTATTTACCTACATGAAACGGATAATCCTAATTTCTTATCATATTTGTCAAGCTCATCGTAATCGTCATAATCGTCATAATCATCGTCATCATAACCATCATTTCCATTATCCAAACACGCATCATAACAAAAGACACGCTTGCTCTCAATCATAATAATTCGCGATTCGGATGATTTTCCGCAATTAATACACGAAGCAAATCCTTCATAAAAATCCCATATTTCATCAGTTTCATCTTGTTTGGCGTCCAGAATATCTATACTACTATTAATATCATTCGTCATTGTTTTTTCAATTTGTTCTTCTCCTTCTTCTTGTTCACTCTCACTAGAATCGTCCCAATTGTCTTTAACAATCTTGGTATTGGTATTTGATGTATCCATTGTGGGTTGTTGTTGCGTAAATGTAAATACTATTTTTAGATTTACATTTACATTTATTTCAATTTTATTTAAAAAAAATATAATATACTTATATCATAATTAATGAGTGGTAGAATTGTAAAAAAGATTCAATTTGTACGATTAGCACAATATACTAATCAGGGTGGCGGTAATACGAAAGCCGGAACTGGTGCAATAGTTGGACAATCGGGTTCTTTAGCAAGACGAGTTTCAATGAGATCAATTATCCCTCCTATACCACCACAACCGAAAGAAGAAGTAGAAGAATGCCTTGAAAAAATAGTGATTGGTGGTGAATTTAGTACACAAGCAGAATTAGAACCTTTACGCGGTTGCACAAAAATAAACGGCTCTTTAACTATTAAAAATTTTACAACAACTACAATAGATTTTACTGTATTTGATTGTTTAAAAGAAATTACCGGAGATTTTAACATCTCTAATAACGTGTCATTAACCACAATGTCCGGGTTTACTGCATTGGAAACTGTCGGCGGAATTTTTTCCATAAAATATAACGGGTCATTAACCACAATGTCCGGGTTTACTGCATTGGAAACTGTCGGCGGTGGTTTTTACATAGATAGTAACAAGTCATTACCCACAATTTCCGGGTTTACTGCATTGGAAACTGTCGGCGGTGGTTTTTTAATAAATGATAACGAGTCATTAACCACAATGTCCGGGTTTACTGCATTGGAAACTGTCGGCGGTGGTTTTTACATATCTAGTAACAAGTCATTACCCACAATTTCCGGGTTTACTGTATTGAAAACTGTCGGCGTTTATTTTTCCATAAATGATAACGAGTCATTAACCACAATGTCCGGGTTTACTGTATTGAAAACTGTCGGCAATGGTTTTTCCATAAAATATAACAAGTCATTACCCACAATTTCCGGGTTTACTGTATTGGAAACTGTCGGCGGATTTTTTTCCATAAATGATAACGAGTCATTAACCACAATGTCCGGGTTTACTGCATTGAAAACTGTCGGCGTTTATTTTTCCATAAATGATAACGAGTCATTAACCACAATTTCCGAGTTTACTGCATTGGAAACTGTCGGCGGAAATTTGCCGGCGAATAGTACTGATTCAAGGTTTGGCATAGTTGATAACGAGTCATTAACCACAATTTCCGGGTTTACTGCATTTAAAACTGTCAATATTTTTTACGTCGGTAGAAACGACTTATTAACCACAGTTCCCGCGAACTTTAATACTGACAGCATTACGACGGTGATTCTTTTCAGGATTGAGGTGCATTAAGGGACTCTTGATGCGTAAATGTAAATACTATTTTTAGATTTACATTTACATTTATATCAATTTTATTATTCACAAATAAAGCGATTGTCTAGTTGCAATGTATTTCAAGGTTAATGATGGAATCATTCGCAATTTTTCCAAGAGCGCGATATTCTGTGTCGTTTCACAAACACGTTCAAATTCCAAAGCGACCGCATTAACTTTGAGTAGCGCTTTCATAAATTCACCAACAAACACGCCAGTATTTTTCTTTATTTCTTGAATGACACTTTTACATTCCAATTCATCAGTGGCATCACACCATTTAATCACATAAGGCATTAAATCATAACTAATTTCATAATTCGCACCAGTATTTAAAAACATATCTTCTTCACAGCATAAATAATGCCCTAACATTTTATTCATATGCATAATAACATCACATATTATATGTGGTTTATGTGCCTTAAACTCATCTGATACCGATACAGGATAAAAGCAGCTGAACAATCCTGCTAATTCAGAAGTGTCTAGTGAATCAAACTTTCCCATCTTGTAATATAAATCGGTCATTGCGAGCGGATGTGTTTCTTGGAGTTGTGATGCAAACCGTCCTTTTTCAGTGATAACATAGTCGTCATCTTGAATAATAATAAATCCGTTATCTACTAAAATTTTATTCAAATCACTAACTGTATTATAAATGTAATGCTCTGTATGCTGCTTTTCATTCATAACCTTTTTATGTTCGGTTTTCACTTCATCTATTGCTTTCATTTTTTCCATATCAGTTAGCAAGAATTTATGCGTTGCTTCTAACCCATTCATTTCAATACGCACTTTTTTACGGGCGCTGTTTGCCAAAGTCGTGACCAATCCATTTAATTCTTTATAGCGTTCCATAACATCTACCGGTGTGCGACAATAAGCAAGCGTTTCCATTTTTTTCTGTAACTGTTCAGAAATGATAGATTCTTGTTTTTCATAACCTTTAATCTCTTTATTAATGTCACTTGAAAGCATACTTTGTTTCATAAAGGAGAGAATATCTGTCCGAGTTTCAATCATTGAAAGTGCCAAATTAAAGGAAATCTTGAATTTAGATGTCAACTTTTGTGGTGGACCAGTGAGCATATGGCGATAATCCGAGACGCAAGGTAAATCAAATAAGTTGACACAATGAAAGACATGTCCAATCGTATCTAATCCACGACGCCCGGCTCGTCCAGCCATTTGTGTATACTCATGTGGGTAGAGCATCCGCATAGCAGTTCCATTAAATTTACTAATACCAGCGAAAATAACTGTTTTAGTTGGCATATTTAATCCGACGGCAAAGGTTTCGGTCGCAATTAAAAGCCGGATATACCCTTTTTCAAACAAAAGCTCAACCATTTCGCGCAAGACAGGAATAATGCCGGCGTGGTGAATCGCAATTCCTTTTTGTAGCAAGCCGACAATCGTTGTATATTCAGGCAATTCCATATATTCTTTATAATTTGGCAATTTAGATTGTAAAATATGCCGGCATTCATTTTCTACTAGTGAAGGTAGCATACTATCTTGTTCAAATAAACTAAACGAAATTTCACGCGCAGCTTGTTCAACGTGTTTTCGCGAGAAGACAAAACAAATAGCAGGCAGCATTTCTTTGCTTTTTAAGAAACGCAATAGATTTTCCAAGACAAATTGACGTTTCACATAAGTTTTATTCTTGCTCATATAATCCAATACATCTTTCATTTTATAATAATTTTCTTCCAAAAACAATCCATCTGATGATGCTATTTTAATTGGCGTATCGCGCAGATTTTCTAGTTTCATTTCATATGGCGTCCTTGCCGTTTTCTTGTATACTCCTTCATTCAGTGCTAACCACATATAGTGAGTCAAAGGCACCACGCGTTCTAATGTAGACGCCAAATACATTTGTTTCACGGGCAAAGAGCGCTCTTTTGACTGATTACTCTTCTCGGTTTCAATCCAAGATGCAAATTCTTCTGGGCGGTCAATAGTTGCAGAAAGCATAATGAGTTGAACTTGTGGAGGCAACATTAAAATAGATTGTTCCCATACAGAACCACGCTCAGCGTCATTGATGTAATGAACTTCGTCAAATACTACTGCTGCTAATTCTGATTCAAAATCCATTTCAAATAATAAAGGTAAATTTGTAGCGGTTTCCGTAGATTCGGTATTGGTATTGGTATTGGTATTGGTATTGGTATTTGTATTTGTATTAATCTTTTTATTTAAAAGCGTATTCCGTAAAATTTCAGTTGTCATAATAAGAACATCAGCTTCCGGATTATCCTTGCAGTCGCCAGTAAGGAGACCGAATGAAATATGTGGGAATTTGCGGCGCATATCATATAATTTTTGGTTGGATAAAGCTTTAATGGGCGAAGCATAAATGACTTTCTTTTTTTGTGATGTGAAATATTGTATAGCGAATTCAGCAGGTAAGGTTTTTCCAGATCCAGTATGTGCTGTCACCAAAACATTATCACCTTCGGTAATAGCTTTAACTGCCCATTTTTGGAAATCACTTAAACTAATTCTTTCGGGGATAAATTCTTTAACAATATCGTTTTCAATAAATACGGTGTCGGCAACACTGAACGGTTTATTGCAAATAACAACCATTTTATAAATAACTTGGTAATTGGTGTAATATAATACTATAGTAGTATATTCTAAATCAATTTTAATAATAATTAATTTATATAAAAATTAATTATAAAAACTAATATATAAACATAAAATTACGGTTTTATGTATAGTAATTAAAATAATAATAGTATAAATGAGTGATAAAGCAATATTCATTGCAAATAAGTTTAAACTTATAAAAAAAATAGGAGAAGGATCCTTTGGTAAAACATTTATAGCATCCTATAGAACTAGAATTAAGAATCCGCCTTATCATAATAATATGATTAACGATATGGACATCTCATTATCAGATAATGATGATGATAATGATGATGATGATGATGATAATGATACTTATAAAAATAATGAAGAAGAGAGATTTGGTGAAATAGATGTAACTATTGCTATTAAAATAATGGCAAAGAAACATATAAAATTATTAGAAAATGAAGTATCGGTTTATGAAAAAATAAAGGATGTAAAACATATTCCATCCCTGTACGATTATGGTTCAGATGATCGGTTTAATTATATCGCAATGGAACTTTTAGGTAAATCATTAGAAGATATACGAAAGAATAACGAAGAACAATTACCAATAAAGGTAATTATACATTTTGGATTACAAATGTTAAAAATAGTAAAAGATATCCACGAACGAGGTATAGTGCATTGTGATTTAAAGCCATCTAATTTTTTAATAAAAAATAATAAGGATAATTTAACTGAAGTATATTTGATTGATTATGGATTAGCCAAATGTTTCTTAGATGATAAACAACGACATTGTGGATTAAAAACAAACGAAACAATTATTGGTACACATCGTTATATGAGTGTTAATACGCATCAAGGGTTCACTCAAAGTCGGCGTGACGATTTAGAATCACTTGGCTATATTTTAATGTTTTTGTATCATGGAAAACTACCTTGGCAACATCAAACAAGTTTATCTGCTGTTATAAAACAAAAACAAGACTTTACGTGGTGCAATAATACAATAGGCGAATTTGTATTGTTTATTAATTATTGTAAAAATTTAAGTTTTACAGATAAACCAAATTATATTTATTTACAGAACATATTAACAAATTTATCAACATTATATTGAATGCTAAGTTAAACGTGCTATAATAATATTATTATAAGTATTTAAAGATACGAGCACTAATATTAGTATACTAGAGCAATGGCATCTGACGCAGCAATCAGTACGGCTACTACTAACGGTTGTGTTAAGTGGTTTAACAATAAGACAGGTTATGGGTTTATCACAGTGAATGATTGTGAGACGAAAGAAGAACGCGATATTTTTGTTCATCACAGTGAAATCCAAGTTCAACAGTCACAATACAAGTATTTGGTACAAGGCGAGTATATTGAGTTTGTTATTGCTCCTCTTGTTCGTGAAAACCGAGAAAATGACATTCACGCAACATCGGTTCGTGGTGTAAATGGAGGAAAGTTGATGTGTGAAACCCGTTCTGAACGAACACATAATACACCTCGTCATAATTACCGCGAGCAATCCGCTCAAACTTCACATCAACGCCCACAACAACAACAACGCCAACAGCAACAACGTCCACAGTTGAGCAAGGATGATCAATCAGAATGGATGATTGTTCCTCGCCGACGCGCTAATACAGTTAGTAGCAAGAGTCCACATCAACGACGAGAACCCACAATTGAACTTCAATAAATATATTGCGTAAAATTGATTTAAACTTTTATTACTATATTTATTATCAATATAGTAATATACTATTATTATGGAAGAACACAAACCCGATAAAATTATCATTGATACTGATACTAAAAAAGAATTCACAACTACAGAAATAAAAGATATATGTACTCCTATTTTTGATAAAGAAATCAAAATAGAAATTACAACATTGCCACAATCATTAAAATTACCCAAAAAGAAACCAGACTCAAAAAATACAATAGAAA